GCCGTTGTATATTTTGGCTTTCAATTCGGGCAATTTGTTGTTTCAACGCATTTTGATCAATGGCTTGTTCTTTGTTGCTTACTCTACAATATCCTACTTTCATATATTATATTGGCTATTAATCTTGTATTTGATAGCCAATGTAGCAAGAAACAAATTACAAATAATAAAAAATAAAAAACTCCTTTGTTTGTGGTAAACTCTTTTCTAATAAAATCAATTATCTTTAACGAAAATGTTTACCTTAAATGTATTTACAAAATGCAATAAATCGTTACAAAAAAGCAATAAGTCAAGAGAAAAGTGATTGCTGTCAAATAGCTGGTTCAATCTCTACTTGCAAAGAATGCCCTAATTATAAATTAAGAGTTAACAGAATTACCATGAATTTAATCGAACAAGAATTAAAGTCTCAAAATAAATTAAATACGCAATGGGAATATTATTCCTTATGGCGAGAAATAGTCAAAATTTCTACAGAGTTAAATAATGTAGGTTTAGCTTTAATGAATTTAGATATTACTGAAGATAATTTGAATAAAGTTACAACTGTACTACAAAAAAGTAAAAAGGCGATCGCCAATTTAGAGATAAAGAAAAACCGCTCATAAAAGAGCGGAGTTTTCTTTACTGTTTATTTATATTCAAGCTAAATAGAAACTAAGAAGCTATTAAATTTATGGATAAAATTAACAGCTTCCTCTCCTTCTAAGTCTGTATATCCATTAACAAAACGGATGGAAAGACGTTCTCTCTCTTGATCTTTGTGCATAGAAACGATAGCATTTGCGTCAATAAAGTTATTGTTAACTACGATATAACCTTCTTCAATATTCTCAGCAAAATCTGGTAGTGTTACGCTTGTCATATGTATGTAATTATTTTTTTCTGATCATAACATAGGAAACTGAAAATAAGGCATAAGAGAAAAGAAAAGAAGGTTCAGGGATTTCAAGAGAGATAGGAGTTTCGTCAATAATTAAATCATCATCATTGTAACCATAATCAGGTCTATACTCAGGCTCAAAATGATGATTAGTTCCGTTTCTTTTGTTATGGTTACAAGAGGTAACAATTAGAGCCAGAGTAATTATAGTAAGAATAATTTTAAACATATTACGAATATATTACAGAAAGTGGTAATTCATTAAGAGATAAAGACTTCATTCTTTTTTCAAAACCGTCAAAGTTTTTACGATCCATAACGATACAACCCATTGAACCAGGTACATTAGCATCAAGATGAATGCCAAAATCACCTCTTACTCCGCCTTTATCGGTTTTAACTTCGTGAGGATTAATTTTATAGAAATTACCTTCAACACCTTTTATTTGTGGCATAGGAATAGGTTTAGTTAAAACGGTGTAACGTTTAGCAGAGGATCGATAATTAGGGGGAATTAAACCGCCTCTTTGATGGAAGTCTTCAATGCCTTGCTTACTGTCAACAGAACTGGTAGCAGTCCAGATGTCGATATGACCTTGTTCAGTATCAAATAATTGTAACCGTCCTTGATCTAATCCTTTATCTCGATCAAAGTGCATTGAGAAAATTAATAATAGTGACATAAAGCTCCTTTTTTCTTATAATACTAACATAAGTAAAATTAAGATTTTATTCACAAAAACATAAACGAAAACAAAGTAAATGATTCAAGTAATAAAACGCAACGGACGAAAAGAAGATTTACAGATTAGTAGAATTAGAGAGGTTGCTACTTGGGCTTGTGAAGGGTTGACAGTAAATGAATTAACTTTAGAAGCGGGTCTAAAAACAAGATTAAGAGACGGCATTACTACTCGTGAAATTCAAGATAGTTTAATTCAATGTGCTTTAGAAAACTGTACTTTAGAAGATTCCGATTATCGTTATGTAGCTGGTCGTTTATTAATGTGGTCATTATGGAAAGATACTTTTATCAGTCGTGGTTATGGTTATGAAGGTTATATTAAATCTTTAAATAGCAAAATATTTAAAGGTATTTATGATAAAAGATTAGAAGAATATAATTATGAAGAATTAAAAGAAGCAAGTAGTTGGCTCGATCAAAAATATGATTTGGATTATGATTATGCTGGTGCTTTATTGCTCACCTCTCGCTATCTACTGCCTGATGAATTACCTCAAGAAGCATTTTTGACCTGTGCCTTATTATTAGCATTGTCTGAGTTCAAAGAGAATAGATTAGAATTTGCAAAACAAACTTATTTATCAATCGCCCAACGTAAAATATCATTAGCTACACCGATATTAGCTAACCTTAGAGTGCCTAATGGTAGTTTAACTAGTTGTTTTATTATTACAGCTGATGATAATTTAGAAAGTATTTTTCGTGAGATAACCAATACAGCCCGTATTAGTAAAAATGGGGGTGGTGTAGGTGTTAACCTGAGTAAGATTAGAGCTACTGGTGCGAGTGTGATGGGGCATCCTAACGCTAGTGGAGGTGTAGTTTCATGGATAAAATTACTAAATGATACTGCGGTTGCGGTTAATCAAGGTGGTAAACGTTCAGGGGCAGTTACAGTAGGTTTAGATATATGGCATTACGATATACCAGAGTTTTTGGAACTACAAACAGAAAACGGTGATCAAAGACGTAAGGCTTATGATGTATTCCCTCAAGTGATTATTCCCGATCTTTTTATGCAAAGAGTTAAATCAAATAGTGATTGGACTTTATTTGATCCTTATGAAATTAAAAAGAAATTTGAGATAGATTTAACTGAATTATGGGGGACTGAATTTGAATCAGCCTATAGAATCATGGAATCCTATTCAGGTGATTTAACATTAAGAAAAACAGTAAATGCCAGAGAATTATTTAAAGAGATAATGAAATCTCAAGTAGAAACTGGAATGCCTTATTTAGCTTTTAAAGACACCATTAATAAATATAATGCCAATAAACATGATGGTTATATCCCCCAAATCAATCTGTGCTGTGAATCTTTTTCCAACGTAGCTTCTGGCAAGTATGCTCACTGTTGTAACCTAGTTAGTTTGAATTTAGCTAACATTGAAGATGAAGATGAACTTGCTACTTTATCTCAATTAGCAGTAAATATTTTAGATAATACTATTGACTTAACCTCCCCCCCATTTGAAGACGCAAAAGCTCATAATGATCGTTATCGCACTATCGGTGTAGGTACGATGGGCTTAGCCGATTACTTGGCAAAACATGGGTTATCTTATACTAAGTTAGATGCAATCGGTGAATTATATGAGATTATTTCTTACAATTGCATTTTAGCTTCTGCTATGTTAGCTGGTGAACGTGGTAAATATTTAGCTTATGAAGGTAGTGATTGGAGTAAAGAATTAGTTTTAAGTAAACCTTTAGAATGGTTTGAGAATAATGGTACTCAAGACTGGGAATCTCTTTTCGATTTAATTAGAGATAACGGTATTAGAAATTCAATGTTAATGGCGATCGCCCCTAATACATCATCAAGTTTAGTACAAGGTTGTACGGCGAGTATTTTGCCATGTTACAGTAAATTTTATTACGATAAATGGAGTAAAGGAACTGTCCCGATTGCACCACCATTTATAAAAGAAAGTTTATGGTATTACAGAGAAAATAAAACCTTAGATCAAAATATCGTAGTAAAAGCCGTTGCTGAAATACAAAAATGGATAGATACGGGTATCTCAATGGAATTAATATTTAACCTTAATGAAGGTGTTTATGGAGACAACGCATTGAGTGCTAAAGATATTTACGATGTGATGATCAACGCTTGGGAATCTGAATGTAAAGCGGTTTACTACGTCCGTATCGTACAAAAAGATAACTTTCAAGAATCTTGTGTATCGTGTGCAAATTAATAATTAAGAGGAGATAAAAATGATTGAAAATTATTGGGGATTGTCTGAACAAAAAAAAGATGATTGCGATTATAAAGAGGACTTTTTTAGGGGTCATAAGGCATTCTATCAAGGACAGTTTGACGACTCCCTAATGTATTTTCAATCTGTTTTAGACGAGGATCGAGAAAACCCTGAATCCTGGTACAACGTAGGGGTTATTTTTGCAGAATTAGAAGACTATGATCGGGCGATAGACCATTTTGATAAAGCCTTAGAAATTGATCCTTATGATGTTTCTATTACAGAAGCTAGACACTTGGCTAAACAACGAAAATATTTATCACAATACAAGATAAATATCGATTGAAATTATGAGACGGGTCAGGACATTATATCAGAAGTATCCTAAACAGGTAGAGATTTATTGGGATAATGAGAAAAACCAATTATTAAATTTATCGCCTAAAGAATTATGTAAAACATCAGATAAAAAGGCGTGGTTTATATGTCCAGTCGATGGGCATAGTTGGGAATCAGCCATGAAAAAAATAAACTATTACTGGAGAGACGGCAAGAGTGGCTGTCCAGTATGCTTGTCTAAAAAGAAAATTGAAGAAGGTTTATCTTTAGTTGATAATTATCCCAAACAATTGAAAAAATACTGGGATTATGAAAAGAATAAAATTCCCCCTCAACATTTTTCTATTTGTTCAAACAAAAAAGCCTTCTTTAAATGCCCTATTGACGGGCATCAATGGAGTTCAATAATAGAAGGCATTACTAACTCATGGAGTAAAAAATACAGTGGGTGTCTAGTCTGTAAAAGATCGGTTCTTACTGAATATAACGCTCTGATTAAGTTATTCCCTTACCATGTTGAAGAATATTGGCATTATGAAAAAAATAATGAGTTAGGAATATATCCAGATGAAGTGACTAGGGGTAGTAATAAAAAGGCATGGTTTAAATGCCCTGTTGATGGTAACCAATGGTACTCACATATTTCACACGTTACTAATGCTTGGCGTAAAGGTAATAGTGGTTGTCAAGTTTGTAAATTATTCTATCAGTCAACTAAAAGAATTTAACCCATTCTCAATGGTCTCAGCTATTTATTGGCGATCGCCTATTACACCTTCTACCCCAAAATCTGTTTTACTTAAACGAAAACAATGGCTTTTAATACAACTATCACAACTAAAAAATTAATTTTAACGTAATTTCAATAGTTTTGAGCTTTGACTATATCTATTTTGTACATTGTTTCTTATAATAAAAATATAACGAAAACAACAGATAAACTATGAAAACTATAAGTCTAAAAGTAGATGCGGAGTTTCACTCTGAGTTAAAAGCAAAGTTAAGAAAAAAAAATAAGCAATTAAATGACTTGGTAGTTGAATTTTTGCTTAATTACTTAGAACAAAATGATGATTAGTTGGCGAGTTAATTTCTTTGTTTTAGTGTTATCTTTTTCTATACAAAATAGAGTTTTTTCTTCAAAAAAAGGTAGTAGATATTGACAATAACAGTTATAATAGAAACAAGACAAGCAAAACTTTATCTGTAAATAACGATTACAGATAAAGTGAATAATAAAGACGTACTCATTATTATAACATAATATTAAATAATTCAGTTTCTTTATTGTATCTTGTCTTCAGAAATAGATCAAGTAAAATTATGAAGATAAAAGAAATGACGAAAAGTATCACAATTTACAGGAAAGAACAGGCAAAAAACGCATTAAGTAGCAATCTCAAATTGTTGAGTGAGTTTCTTTGTTTAGATATTGAATCAATGCCAGAGTTGGAATTTTACACTGTATTAGATGAATATGCTAGAAAACTTATTAATGGAAATTGTTTTCCATCAATAAAAACAGAGAAAACAGAGAAAATAGGAACGTTGCCAATCCTCTTCGATCCCGTTGTAACAGAACAATTTGCAGGATTTAAAAAGATGCCATCCGGATACAAAAACTTTAGGAAGCGAAGCTATGAAGCCCAGTGCCTTATCGGGCGAGAAGAGGATGCGTATGAATTTGATCAGATAGTAAAAGGCAAAAGGGATATTTCTTTTTCCAAAGAAAGTGATCGGAATTTAATATGTAGAGCTTTTCTCCGACCGTCAACTTCACAGGCGATAGCAGTAGTAGAAAAAATAATAAAAGAGTTAAAAAGAGAATTTAGATGGATGTCAGAAGCACCTATCCTTTATACGATGGATTACAATGGGAAACTTCCACATCTTAGCACGAAAAATGATTTGAGGAATATCAATTTGGATATAAGAAGCGATTACGATTTAAGAAAGAAAACAGAGGATCGGATTCTCAGAGTGTTTCTCCGTACAAGATTTTCCTTTGATAGTTGGATGCATTCTCTAAAGTCCAAAATAGCGAAAATTATCTCAGACGAGTTGCGGTTTGAGAAGAAGATTCTAGATAGCGAGTTGACATCTATAATAGAAAGAGCATATATGTCCAAAGGAGAGCTTAATCTCGAGATAATAAAAAAAGTAGAAAGTTCCCCCTATTTATACCTCATGTTCAATAGTCCTCTGATCCGTCAAATTCGGGAAGAAAACCAAGTCTCATTAAATTCTTTCAGGGATCAAGCTTTAGTTTTCCCTACCCTACATGATTAATGTTTGCGTTACCAATCAAAACATATATAAAAACAATGACAGTAGTCCCATTAGATCGAAACGGACAAATCCAATTATTTGGCATTAGATACGCAACCATAGCCACCTTTAAATCCCAAGATGGCTATGATTACCCCATCGAAAGAGGTTATCTCAAAACTAAAGATGTTTATACCTTACCTTTAGTTAAAGAAATTGTAAAAACGCTTAATGAAAAATATCCTCAGTATAAATTTATTCAATTCCCTATGAGATACCCACCTAAAGACCCTGTCACTAAACCATTACTAAGATTAGACTTATCCTTTATCGAAGACTTAATTCCCAAAGTTTTAAATCTAAAATTCTAATCTTATATCTGATAAATAAAACTTATCTATTCTGTTTTATTTATCAGATATTCTTACTTAAAATACCTTGTCTATTTACATGGTAAAATGATAAGATAAAAGAGTAAAGAAAAGGAAAAAGTATGGCAAAAAATAAATATACAATATCGTTAAGTGTTGAGATGCTAGAGATATTGAGAGGTATAGCATTAGAGTTAGGTTATATTTGGGGGAATAAAGGATCGATAACTTTACTTTTGATAGGCATCTGTAAAGGGGAGGTTACCCTAAGTAAAAATCAAATTAAATATGAAGTAACTAGATCAAATAAAGAGGAGTAAATAATGATACCAGAAGAATTAGAATTAGTGCTACAAAAATGGCAAGGTACAGAAAAAGAAAGCGGAATAGTATTTTATCATTTAGAAGATAGAGAAGCAGGTTATTTCATAGTCAGCAACCAGTATGAAAGGTTTTTAGGCTGTGAAATTGAACAAGCAAAAATAGAAATTAGTTTATTCTTTAACTTCGGTTTTATGCGTGATTTAAGACATTTAAAATGTAGAGAAGGCACAATTAATGTAAATGATTATGATGCTTATTTTGCGGCATTAGATGAGACACATAGACTACAAGAATTAAAGGAATTAGAAAAGGCAAATAAAAAATAAAAGTGAAAATGTTTAAAGCAAAATATAAACCGAATCAATTAATTTACGGCACGGGTGATAATCTAGTTATTGTTACAGGTTGGACACCTAAAGAGGCGATCGCCAAGAAATTAGCATCTAAAGAGTATGCGGTGATTGGTAACCTTTACTCATCATCAAGGGGAATAAATTTTTTAATTAGAAATTTATTATTAAATCCTCAAGTTAAACACGTAAGGATTTTAAGTACCACTAGAGAGGATCAAAACAGTGGTAGTTGTAAATGCTTATTTGACTTTTTTAAACACGGTGTAACTCAAAAAAACGATAAATGGGTTATTAATTCAGATATAGTTGGTTATTTGGATATAGAGATAAGTAAAGAAGCCTTAGAAATATTAAGAGTTTCTATTACAGTGAGTTATCAAGATAGTAACGATTTAGAAAAGATAACTGCTACTATTAATGAACGTCAATCCTATGAATTTGAGATAAAAGAAAATAGTACAGAAATAAAACCAAGTAATATTTATGCTCATACAGTAACGGGTAAGACTATTGCGGAGACTTGGGTAAAGATAATTCATAGAATTAGAAATAACGGTACAATTCGCCCTACTGGTTATGATGGTCAATGGCAAGAATTAATTGATCTTAAAGCGATTATTACTGATGAACCTTTAGATTTTTACTTTCCAATACCTAATTATTTACCAGTGGATCAGGCTTATATTCAAAATTATCTACCACAGATTTTAGAAGATGCACCCTATAAAGAAGGTGTTAAATATACTTATGGTCAACGTTTAAGGTCTTGGTTTGGGTGCGATCAGATAAAGCAAGTCATTGACAAGTTAAAAAAAGAAACTGATTCTGCTAGTGCGGTAATGAATTTATGGGATTCAGGTACTGGCTGTGGCGATCGCCAATCGATTAAAATAATTGATGATTGTGGGATGCCTGAACGAGTACCTTATCAAATAGCAAGGTATGGTAGGGAAGCTGGAGATAGTGATCATCAACACGGAGGCTCACCTTGTCTTAATCATATATGGGTAAGGATAATTGATGGTAAATTAAGTATGACAGCTACTTTCCGTAGTAATGATATATTTAGTGCTTGGGTAGCTAATGCAATGGGTTTAAGAGCATTACAAGTACATATTAGAGATAATATAAATACTTCTTTAGAATTAGCACCTTTAATAACTATTAGTCAATCTGCTCATATTTATGATGATTGTTTTGAGAATGCCGATAAATTAATTGACACTCAATACTATAAGAACAGGAAACTGGATTATGCTGATCCTATTGGTAATTTTCTTATTGATTACATTGATACTATAAACGTATTACATCTTGATAAAAATGATAATACAGTCAAGAAATATGAAGGTAAAAATCCGTTGGTTATTTTGAAGCAAATAGCTAAAGATAACCCAAGTATTGATCCCTTACATATTGGTTATCTTGGTTTAGAATTACAAAAAGCCTCAGAGAAAAAAGAGGAGTATATTCAAGATGTTTAAGGTAATTATTTGTGGTACTCGTACTTTTTCTGATTACAATTTGTTAAAAACTAAATGCGATCACTACTTGAGTAATAAATCGGAAGTTACAGTAATTAGTGGTTGTGCGAAAGGAGCTGATACTTTGGGTGAACAATACGCTATTGAGAAAGGTTTTAATATTTTAAAATATCCAGCAGACTGGGAACAATTCGGGAAATCGGCTGGATATAAAAGAAATCAGCAAATGGCAGAAATGACTGATGGTGTAATTGCATTCTGGGATGGTCAGAGCAAAGGCACTCAACACATGATTAATATAGCTAAAGAGAAAAACATTAGAGTGATTGTAGTCAATTATGTCTAATGACAATTTAACACTCTTAGAATTGAATATTTTAGCAGTTGCACAGCATTATAAAAGTTTTCCTTATCGTTATTTATTTACTCAAACAATGGAGGCTACAAAAGAGGAAAAAGAAAAAGCAATAGATAATTTAATCAATAAAGGTTATTTTATCTATTGCTCTGATTGCGGTTTGCGATTAACTTTAAAAGGTCTCCAATGTCCGATCGATTAATTCTATTGGTGTTGCTTCAGGATATTTTACAGCAAATCGATTAGCTGTTCGTTCAAAATCGATAATTATTCTTTGTTCTTCAATAGTCATATTGTCACGGTCACATTTAAAATGTGGGCGATTGTAAAGAAATTTATTAACTTTGACTGTCCATTTTTTATAATCATCAGCGATTGGTTTAGCCCCGTATAATTCAAGGTGTCTTTTCATCAAAACATCGGTGTAAACGATACGGGCTTCTATGCGTTCGATGCGTATTTTTAAACGTTCATTATATTCATCTTCGCTACATTTTATGTTAAAAGCATTATTGAAACGGCGTTCTATTGATTCTTCTGCTAATGCTAATAGTAAAGATTGAGCTTGAACATTACCTGCAAAAGCGATTTTGTTTAAAATCATCATCAATTCCGTCAAGCTAACTACATTGATTTTTTGATTTATTTTTTCGATACTTATCTTGGATGGACGAAAACTCTCACCTAATAACCGTTTGAGGTCTCTGGACATGGTGTTTTTGGATGTACCAATTAACTCCGCTATCTGAGGTACTGAAACTTTATATCTCCCGTCTGGTAACATCAATCCTTCTACCTTTGTAAACCCAAAATCTACTTGTGCTAATTTCGCTTTCTGTGACATAATTAAATTGTCTCCTATTGTTCTTAAAGTTGTTAGGATTCACTAGATGATAATAAGCAATTCATAACGTAATTTATGGGTTGCTTTTCTAGTATTTACTTCCTTTATTTATTGTAACCGATTTAAGCTATAAATTACAGTTTTACTTGATTTTAATAACACGGGAACAAGTCTCTTTGATTATTGTCTTCATGCCATTTAGCTATTCTAGCTTTGCCTATTTCAAAATATTCTTTATCTTTTTCAATGCAAATATAATTACGTCCTAATTCTAAACAGGCGATCGCCAATGTAAAACTACCAGCAAAAGGATCAAGTATTGTGCCACCAACTGGTGAACACATCTCGACTAATCTTTTAATTACTTCTAAAGGTTTTTCTGTAGGATGTAAATATTGTCCGTTTCTAACTACTTGAGTTGGTGGTAGAAAACTCCATACATTGGTAAAGTTAACATCGACTGGTGTTCTGATATGTTCTTTCTGCTTTATTCTTTTATATTCTTTTTGTGGCTTCGCATAGCTATTACTCATCCCGTTTGATTTTTCTTGCAATACACTCTGTAGGTTACTTATATGTCTTTGATAACTTTCAATTGTGGCTATATCAAATAAAATACCGGGTAACTTAACATCCTCATACTTTCCTTTTGTGCTATAAAATTTCTTTTTATTTTTAGTGTAAAGATATATACTTTCATGGCTTCTACTTAATCTGACGCAAGGACTAGCTGTTCTTTTTACCCAACTAACATGCTCAAGATAATTAAAATTATCTTGAGCATGGTTAATGAAATTTGAAACCGTTGGCATTTGCCCAAAGAATACATAGAAATCAGTTGTAATACGCTTCGATTGTGTAGTTAATTCATTTATATTAATAGCCTTATCCCAATGACTTAAGTTAATACCATAAGGCGGATCAGTAATAACAGCATCAACTGAATTACTTGGTAAATCTTTAAGGATGTCAAAACAATCGGCATTAAAAATCTGATTCATAAAAATACTAAAATTGAAGTGTAGTTTTATTGTAGTATAGATAGAAACAAAATGGAATTTTTAACAGACCACTATCAACAAGTTTTATTCACTGTAACGGGCGGTTATACCTTACTAAGTTTATTGTTCGGGGTGATTAGTGAGAATAGATTAAGTAAAGTAGAAAAGCAATTAGATAAGAGAATTGACCAATTAGAAAAGCAATTAGTTATTTTGAAAACTAGACAAGATTATCATGAGCGGAGTTAACTTTTCCCATTAACTTATTTTGCTATTCATTCTTAAATTAACTGAGAAAAAGATTGCTACTTTCATGGTAAAATGAGTTTAACAAACATACAGAAAAATAGTAAAATGACTGATAAAATAACGATTAACTTTCCAGCTTATTGTTATTGGATACGTTCCAATGTTTATCGTATCGATAATGATTTAATTGCTTTAGGTTGTAATATTCTTTCTATATCTGAAGATGGTTTATGGATAAAAGCAAAAGTACCAGATCATTGGTATTTTATAAGTAAAGGCGATCGCCATATTGAAATATATAACGATAAAGAATATACTCAATTAATTGGAGTGATAAAAGAAAATATGAACACGGCTAGAATGATTACAGTGTTTGAAGATCGTGGTACTTTGGCTGATAGAATGAACAATTATTATACACCGATTGCAATAAAACCTTTACCAATTGAGAAGGAAGGACAAATTAATTTATTTTAAGAGAAAATAAATGGAAATAGAAAAAGATAATATAATATAATTTATAGAAAATGAAATAAAAACAAATGAAAAAAATAGAGAATGTAATTAGTATTATCCTTTCAATCATCGGTATGATAATTGTTCGTTCACTCAATGCCCCTTTCTTATTTATACTCATTTTTTATGTACTTGGGAATATCAATATCTTCCAACTATGCCAAAAAGAAATTAAAGAATAGTTTGCCAATTAATCGTTTGTATTACATTATCAACCCAAGTGTAGCTAGGTTGTTTAGATGTGCCAAGATAAATTAAACTAGCGTAAGAGGTATTCCAAGATGCTTTAAATATGATTGTATTACCTTCAATAGTTACATCTTTATTGAAACTATCTCTTAAGTCACCACTATCTACCACGTCTCTAGGACTTTGGGCAATACGTCCAGTTTTACCTTCACCATACCTCCGCACTGTAAGTCGGGGGTATTCTCTTTTCTCTTCAATTATCTGATCTTGCATTACATCTGCTACCTTCCCAAATCCCTTAGATGCTATTCTTTGGGCTTCTGCTTTGAATTTCTGTTCATCAAAAGTAAATTTCATTAAAGTCCGTTATCTCCTTTTGTTTCAAAATAACCTTGTATAGTTTGACCAATGGCGATCGCCAAATCGATTGATTCAGTAACAGGTGTTGTAATAGCATCAGTAAAATAAAATTTACCTTCATAAGACATATTATTTTGTATCAATGTGCAATCAACTACATTAGGAATACGTCCGTTATATTCAACAGGAGTGACTAACCAACCCTCACAATATACCCTAGAGTAATTGACCCCCCCGTTACTTTGTATTGTGCTTTCTTTTCTTTTGATTAATTTAGCTTTTACTGTTTTAATCGTTTCGGTCTCTAAAGTATAGTTACCTGTTAATTCATCAATAATTACATTTCCACTACCTTCCTTGAAAGAAAATAGGGCATTGAATTGAATTCCAGTTACACCCTTCAAGCCCTTGCTTATACTTTTCAATTCGGTTAGTAACCCTTGATATGAAATTGTCATTATCTTTGTTTTTTATTCTCATTTTAATGTAATATGAAACTATTACAAGTATAAAACAATTATGAATACAGATATATTTACACAAAAGTTAGACGAGTTTTTGTTGGGAAAAGCAGAGATGACTTGGGAATTAGAAAAAGAAGATTACCCATTTTTAATAGAACATAATCAAAAAGTTTTATTATTGATAACTATTTCTAATGTTCTCTCTTCTTTTTATAGTTTTAGTAGTATAATGGAAACAACACATATTACAATTAATCAAATGATAACAGAGATAGGATTAATGGCACAAGATGTGTTGATAGAAAATATAGAAAAGGATTTTGAATAATGGATTTAAAAACTTTATTAGAAGGGAAAGGCGTAAACAACATAGAAGCAAGTAAACACTATGTAAAAACAGAGTTTGCAACTATAGAATCGAGAGAGGATAAAGATGGTGTATTAAGTTTAAATGTGCAATTAAAAGATTTAAGCGAGGTAAATGTAAACGATATTTTAGAAGTATTAAAAGATTACTTAAGATGAAGTTATATCTGGTAAGAAAAGCAATGAACTTACTAAGTGAAAAAGTAAGTTATGATACTCCTGTGTATATTTCAAAAAAATATTTATTTGCAGGGTTTAATAAAAGAAACGATGGTTATTTAATACCACAAGTAAAAAAAGATACGGGAGAATGGTATCACTCTAATTTAATAGCATTATTAAATAAATTAAATACGATCGCAAAATTAGAAAAAGATTATTATAATTATGAATTGGTATTCCCAAAAATAGAACCGTACGTTCCAGCAAAATTCATTTATGACAGAATCGATGACGTAATCTTTTTAGAAGAAGATAAATACCCTTTTTCTAATGGACAATTTAAGAGGTTCTGTCAATTTTATAATATAGGGGAAGAGGATCAGCTGATATTGGAAGATTTTATATCAAAAAAAATAACTAAAATTAATCAACGATTAGAAAAAGTTTTAGTTGAATTACTTAAACAAAAGATAAATACAGAAAATCAATATTTGATAGCATTAACAATAACCAGAATTAATAAATTTTAAAATGTTACCAACTCAATATAAGCGCAATTTATTTTTATCTTTTCTCTTTGCAATCGGATTTATTATAGCTCATAGTCACCCTTTTTTATTGACTTTAAGTTTGATTACCTTATGCTACAACTTCTTTAAAGTTGTCTATAGTTATCGTCAAACTGAAATAGAAGCTGAGGCGATAAAAAAATATTTGAAAGATAAATGGGTAAACAATGCAAAAAAAACAAATATTTAACCATGTTAAAATAGAAATAGCAATAATTCTTAATATTTAAAATGAGCCCTGAATTAATCGTGACAATAATAGTAGGATTACTAACGATATTCGGTATTCCTATATTTAACTATTTGAATACCACAAAACAAACGATGATCAAAAATGATATTATGACTGTTTTGTCAAGTGATACCAATAAGATAAAAGAAGGTATCAAAGAGAATGCCTCTAACTTAAGAGCCAGTAAAACTGAGATAAGAATATATCTGAAAAATATAGAAAAAAGAATTGATGGGATTGAACGTTATTTAGAAAAAATAAATGGGTTCGTCCCTTCTAGTGGTGATACTCATAGTGAACGCAGTCAAGATTAATCTTCCTCAATCGCTTCTAAGTCTTCTAAATCTATATCATAATAACTGTTTGGCAACAACTCTAAATTTCCTGTCACTATAAACTTTTCTACCTCCTGAGCGTCTTTTTTCTTTTCTGTCTCACCTGTTTCAGTAGTAGTTAATTCAGCTTCAGGTATTGGTAATGCTTCGGGTTCTTGTACGGTATTTTCTTTTTTAATTTCACTTAACATAATTTTAGTATCAGGGTTGTCAAATACTGACATTCTAACCTCTTCAGATGTCAAGACACCATTAGAAATGTATCTATCTAGCGTTACTGATTCTTTATCTTCCATTTCTAATTTTTCAAATTCGGTAGGGGAATAAGTGCTTAACCATTCCCATTTTCTGTTACTTTTTTTGATGTTGTACGGGGCTAAAATTAAATCTAATTGTGTATCTATCAACTTACCCCATTTATCCTCTTGTAACGATAAAATACGATTAGCAGATGATAATCTTTCTTCTTTACTATTAGCTTTAATCTGATCTTTTTCTTTATAAAATTCACCAGGATCAATGCCCGATGCTCCGATCATTTCTCTTAATGCAATATCTACTATTTTTTCTACATTGCTAAAATTTCTACTTAATATCTGTACTTCTTCAGTATCTTTATCCATCCATAAACCACGCTGACTACTTGCGTCAGTACTTACTTCTTTTGCTCTTTGTTTTATTGCCCTATACCCATTTTCACTTGCTGCTAACTTCTCGTTTAAATCTTGTATCTTGACAATCATTATCTCAAAATCTTTTAATGCCTCTGTTACATACTGATAACCCGCTAAATAATTTTTTAAAGGATTAAGGAAAGGTTGTAATATTGAATCTTCCCACCCTTGATTTAATATCTGTTCATAAGGAGGTAATCGTTTGCCCCTAAATCTTAATATTCTATCTTTATGGATTAACGTATTGTTAGGAATTTTCTTGTCATTTGAGTAACTCAATAAACTGTAATATTCAGGCTCATACGGCTCATTATTTGTATAACTTCTCGGATCAATGATCATTTCCCATCTATCAAAAATTCTTGAGTAACCTTCAAAGGATTTTATCTTATCTAAATTCACAGGATCATATAATTCGCCGCCATCTTCAATATAAATTACTGCCATTGCTGATCCATAAAGATTGGCTATTTTTTGCCCCTCTCTAAAAATATTTCTTAGATTATCCGTTACTTCATTTATCTCATTTTGAATTTTCCTATTTCTTTTTAGCGTAAGTTTCCCCCATTCTTTTGTCATCTCGCTAGGAAAATAATCTACTACTTTTTGCACCTGCCATAACGTCCGATATAACAATGAAAAACCATCTCTATTCTCTGGATTGTTTGGCAAATTCAAGTTAAAAAACGTATTTTTTAATGAACTATATTCCGTTCCCAAACCACTATGAGAATTATATAAACTATCTTGATTTAATTTAATTATCTTCATTCTTTTTATTTTCTCTTTTTTCTCATTATATCTTTTTTCTACTTGGCGATCGCCTTTTTTCTTTTATAGATAAAAATCATAGATTTTTATGATTACTTATACATAAAAGTCAATTGACAATTAATAACTTTTCTTTATAGCTTGATTAATCAAGCTATAAGTTTTTTTTAGATTTATGTCTTAATAACTATAGACAAAACTCTATGATTAATTAGACTTACCATAGAGAAAAGCCAATTGACGAGTTTCTATCGATAGACTACCTAACGCTAGACTACCTATCGATTGGTTGCCTATCGATAGAATTTTAATAGACATAATTATAACTAAATCAATTAAGATCAAAAAAACAAAAATCAATCAACTTACGCAAAATGATTTTTTTGTTTTTTTTTGATTAAAGAGAGCAACTAAAGGAATAGTTAATTATTCTCTTTATTGATGTTTATTTAGCTAAATAAAGCCATTTAGACAAGTAAATGATTAATCATACTTAAAGAGAATCAATAAGGTTAAATTGATTAATTATGAATGTATAGATCAAATGAGAGGTCGTATAGTGTGAGTGCAAGTGGCGATAGAGTTAAATCAAGATTACATTGAGGAGCAATAAAGAGAATTTAAAAACGATACAATCTACATTGATTTAATTATTCTCTTTATTGCTGTTTAAATGCTCATCAATGGTTTTATTTTAGTTTGATTGAGATTTATCAATAAAACTAAAATAACTAGGCTATCTTGATAGAAAAACCTAGTTATTTTTAAGTATATTTAATCAAATGTTAAAAATGAACTTGACATTTAAAAAGACTGTAATCATTAATAATGCCTATTGCTTCTTTGGTGTTTGCATCAATCAATAAATTCTTTTTAAAATTGTGCGTGTGCAATAAAATAACATTTCTTGGAAGTTGATCTGGTTTATCACAATTTAAAATTGATATTTTTTCTTGGTGATCTCTTACATGTTTTACTTTGAAACTTTTGGTAATAAAAAAGTCATAAACTTTTGTAACTAAAAAAGGACAATCTACGAAATCGGAGTCAAGACATACTGAAATATTCATTTTTTTTATTCCTGTTATTTTGTTTTTGTTGTATTTTTTAAATCTCTAGCTTTTTTTTCTTGTTTTGCTAAAATCGCTGCTAATTGCTTGTAGTATTCGTTCATTTGTTTTTCGTAACTTTTCTCCTTATTCATTTTTTTCACTCCTGTTATTTTGTTTATTAAAGATTAAATTTTCTTTGTGTACTAATAAAAATGCTGGTTGTTATCGTTCTTAAGTCTTCATTGCTTAACTCGATATTGTCTAATTCAGCTTCCGCTTTTACTGCTTTATAAGTACGAAAATAAAGATTAGCTTGTTTGCCTATATACTCATTAACTCTGTCTTTTAAAGTACTTGTCTCTGGCATTGTTACGTTATTCATAATGTCTAACTTGGTTGTTTGTACAATACTATTGTCACCTATTTGATTTATATTGTCAATACATTTTAGATTAGACTTTCTGATATAAATAGATGGATATATCAGAAAGTCTAATAGATTAATTAAAGAATTTAAAGATAGCGTTTTTTACTTCCTCATTATTTTCTGGATAACAAGCAACAGGTCTCATTGTGCCATGTACTAATCTTTCTTCTTGACTAGCTAAGTGACCGCACAATCGTTTAACATATTTACCTAGATTACAGGGTTTAATAGTTGCATCTTTAAAACCCATTGCTTCAGCTATTTCTACAACTCCACGAGGCCGATCGCCATTTAATAACTTTTCACTTGGCAAAATATCAGAAATTGCATGATCTATTAAAATCTGTGCTAATCTTGGATGCGTTTTGCTTAAGGAATTATCAATCTCGGTTATGGTGCGGGAGGTTTCAAGTGCAACTACTCGACTTGGAATTAATGGTTGTTGCATAGGTTCAGATTTCACGTTTGAAACGGAGTAACTACCAGTTTCAAAAAATACTTTAATACATTTATTACACCAGATATGAAATTGTGGACTTATCCATTGTGCAAAGGCGATCGCAACTAAAGGATGTGCCCATGTACCTTGTTCAGATGGAATACCACCTTTATTTATTATCAAAAGTTCCGATGCTGTGATTCCAGTATCGGCTTCAAGTGCCTGAATATAGGCTTTTGAGCTTTCTAGCTGTAACCAGTTATTAACTCTGACATTGTTAGCTTTAGCCATTTGAGTTAAGTTTACATAACCGTCCGTATCACGTTGCTGGATTTCTTGGTCTTTGTATGTTAAAATCATTATTCACTCCTGTGAAAGGTTAATTATTGATAGTCTCAAATGTCAGTTGAGACTATCTTTTTATAGCGATATTTAATGCCTTACGCTGTGGGCAGTTCAGACTATCTAGGCTACTAATCTTGTCTGATTAGTAAATTTACTTTCACACCAATAAATAAACTCTTCATTATTTATCCAGCTTGCTAACTCATTAACTAATATTGGATGTATCCATAAACCACCTCCGTTTTTAGGTGAACCTAAACCTAATTCAGTTAAATTGTCCAATCCTAATTCAATCTCTAAAGTGTTGATGTACTCTTTAGTTGATGTATAACGTAACCATTCCCAAGCTATCTTATTGAAGAGTTGACACATAACTGTAGCATTGACATAATTATCTTTGATACGGTATGATATTTCATAGTCGTTATAGATTACTATTTCGATACTTTTGTCTTTTAAAAGACTATTTTGGATGTGCATTTATTATTCTCCTTAATTATCTATGGTGTGATAAAAGTTATTGTCTTTATTGACAAATACGTAACCATCCGAATCGATAGCTGTTTGATTTTTAACTACTGAGGCTAAACAGTCATAAAGTTCCTGCATTTTTAAGCATAACTTTTCTATTCGTTCATCTTCAGTCCGTATATAGTCATCTAGCTTGTCTCGACTGTCTTCAATCTCTTTTTCTAATTCGATAAACTCTTTTGAGTTGGCGTGATCGATAGAAATTATGTTATAGAGTTTATTTCTTTCAATGTGATAAAGCCGATCATCTAACTCGATGTAGCCACTTATCGCCTTGTCATCAATAAGTTCTATAATTCTTAATTGAAACCGCTCAATTTCAGAAGGTATATTCTCAAATTCTTTTAAGAGATTCACCAACGTTTTTATTTCAGTTTTGTCTAATTGGTAGTTGTCCAAAGCTGAAAGGTATTTAGTAATCAATTCTAAAGAGATCATACTCGCTATTTCCTATTTAATATTTGTGATTATGTCGAGGTTCTCTTAGAGTTGATTTACTCATATATAAATATATTATCTTGTTTTAAACAAGATGTCAAGATAAAGAAAAAAAATATATTTATCTTCTATTAGAAAAGTAGCAAAGTTCAACTTCCAAGCAATGTACTATTGCTAATAATTTATCTACTTTAAGACTTTCAACTTTCCCATATTCTAAAGTGCCAAGATAATCGATACTGCATTCAACGCCAAGTAGAGATATTTTCTGAGATAATTGTTTCATTGTTAAATTCTTCTCGGTGCGTAATTTTCTCAAAGTAATCCCCTTTGATTTATCCCATTTAAAATAGGCAATATCTTCGATGCTAAATTGTGGGTTATTTTGAGTATCCATAACATTACCTAAAGTAATAACGCAAGTCATTATATTTTATCCTAAAATTACATAAATACAAATTGTTTTGAAAGTTACTTAGAAATTTCTAAGTAACTTGTGATGATTAGGCAACTAATTGATGAATATTAATTACCTCAGCAAAATCTTGTAAAATCATTTTAACTGGGTATTTACGATAATTTAAAAATGAATATTGTATAAAGTATTCGTATTTATCTTCGAGATGATATTCTAAGTATTCCATAAATTCAGTAAATTCAAAACCAGTGTTTAGATTAAGAAATTTAATAAAATAACCAATAGATATATCATTGACAAGATAATGAGTTAGATAACCACTTGTTATAAAATTATCGCTACCAAATCGTTTAAAAACGTGATTAACAGCATCTACAAAATATTGAATAGCAATATCTAAAGAAGGATCAGTTTCTTCAACTATTTCTAAGACGGGAGTTGTTTCTTCGGTTTCCTCAGTAGTCTCAATCTCAGATAGATATTTGGCAAAGATTTCTAAAAAACTATCAAGGCGATGATATTCATAACCTGTCAATGCTAAATCATAAAAGTAATTTTCTACATTTTCTTGTAATACATGACAAAAATTAAGTTCATTTATTCCCGTTTTTTTTGCTATTGTTCTTAAAAATTTTTTGACTATTTTATGTTTATTTTTTGTAATCTCAGATTTCTTTATTTTGTAATTACAATTAAACTCAGCCAATAAGGTTTTCTCAATTATTTCAATATAAGTATTAGTAGCTAACTCGAAAGAAGTTTCTTGATTACTTTCTGAATTAGTTTTAATATTTTCTACAATATTTAATTCTTCAGTTGTAAATCCTTCTAACTCTTTGACTATTTTGTCAAATTCAGCTTGTAACACTTCTTTACTTGCCGTTAATTTGATTTCAGTCAAACCTTGTAATTTGTAACCTTTTAATGCCGCTTGTAATTCTTTGTAAGTCATAATATCTAATCTGTTTTTGTTTGTATATAAATATTATCACCTATTTAATTTATATTGTCAAGGTATATTTTAAATTAATTTATTTTTGTTAAGTGATCTGGTGTAACATTTACGGCAAAGTCCTTTAGCAATAGCTATTTCTCCGCATTGAATGCAATCAAAATTAATTTGTTGTCTGCCAACTTTTAATCCCGTTTCTGTAAATTTATGTTTACAATCTTGACATTGATAACGCTGGTAATCAGATTTAGTCTTACTCGCTTTAACAATATGAATACTTCCGCACTTTTGGCAAACTCTATCTATTTTCATAAAACCTCCTTGTTTTTTCTTTTTACTATAACCTATTTGATTTATTTTGAAAATACTGATTTTAGTAATATGTTAAAATACAAAAAGTAACACAGGTTTAATTATGACAAGTGCAATAAATCTAATAGGAGACTTGGGAATAATACAAGGAAAAACATATAACTTGACAGTATGGTGGTCTAATGATATATCGACATATATCCCAAGAGCAAAAATTAGAGATACTTTTTTATCTAGGGGCGGTATCGAGTTAGCCTCGTTTAGTTTTTTACCTTTGACTTATCCTGTCTTAGATGATCAGAATAATCCTTATACGGTAATCAAGTTACAATTAACAGCAAGTCAAACATCATTATTAGAGCCTACAAAATATCAAGGAAATGAAGATGATTTAATTGTTTCTAAAACTTTTGTATGGGATTTAGAGTTAGAAGCACCTGACGGTGTGGTAGTGGGTACAACTTGGGGTTATGTGCAAGTTTATCCTGAGGTGACTTAAATGTTTACAAGTTCTGATGCACCTAAAAAAGTAATTGTACAAAATGAAATTAACACCGTCATTGTTAAACCAATTAATAATGAAGTTAAACTTTTGCCGTCTGGTAATTATGTTTTTAACTTGTCTAGTTCAAATGATGTTTTCTATTTGGCTTCTGAAAATTTACCTTTAAACTGTCCCGTTATTCTTAATGCACAAAATCAATTAGAAATAGCTAAAGCAAGTAACCTAACTCATAGCGATAGTTTTCTAGGTCTTAATTTATTTTCAGCACCAATTAATTTAACTGCAACTATAAGAAACTATGGTTTAGTCACTAATGATAATTGGAATTGGGAATTAAACAAGCCTATCTTTTTGGGAATTAATGGTGATTTAACTCAAACTGTCGATAATGGAATTTCTTTTTTATTGCACATAGCAAAACCTATTACTACAAAATCAATTTTTATACTACAAAATAACCCAATAATATTATGATTGACACTCACACCATCACGATCTTTGATGAGTGATTCTTGTTTCATTGACACTTAACTAGATTAATTAAATCGCTTTATTTGATCCCCGTCAGACCGACTCCACAAGCATTTTATTTTCACGATATGCCCTACCGCTACTATTTATTTTCTTAAGAAAGTATTGAAATATATTTTATTTAACTGCCCACATTACTGGTTACAAGTCTTTGTTTATCTTAACATATCTTCTGCTTTTTAGTGCGTATTCATTAGAAAAATCAACAATTTATAAATATTGTAATATGTTATACTACAGATAATATATTACAATATTTACGATATTATGAGCACTTCCAAATTTCTAACCTTACCCACCACTGGTAAAACTACTTTAGTTTCTGCTATTAGTACATCAACTGGTGCTACCGATGCTAATAAAATCTTTATGACCAATAGTAGTGGGAAAATTGACGCTAGTTTTATGCCCTCTGGTGTTGAGATACAAGTAGAAACTGCTAACGCTACTGAAGATTTAACCAGTGGTAATTTTGTAAATATTTACGATAACGCTGGAACTCCAGCCGTTAGAAAGGCGATCGCCAATGACGTTGATAAAATTGCTAACGGTTTTGTTTTAGCTTCTGTTTTAACAGGTGCTAACGCTACTATTTATACTAAAGGGGTAAATACAAGTTTGGCTTCGACCGAAGGTCTTAAATACTATTTAAGTGCAACTACAGCAGGTTTAGGCACTACCACAGCACCCGCACAAACAGTGGGTAATTTTCAACAAACATTAGGGATTGGTGTACCTAGTGGTGTTTTGTTTGAATTTGATGACGTAATTTATTTTGGGTAAATTATGAGCCGAGTAATAACCTTAACGGGTGGTCAGCAAGTAGCATTAGACAATATCGACATTAATATTCCCGAGCCTTTTGTTGACTTATTCGGGCGATTGAGAGTGTCATCCCCCGAAACTCAAGTACAAATAAAACAAGATACTACAACAATAAGAGATTTATCGTTAAGTCATGGTTTTATTACTCCTAATGCTCAAATGAGTGGGTCTGCTATTAATAATTATTTTGATATAACTTCAACAGGGACGGGGGGTTTTTATCGAGCAAGGAGTAAGATATGTGGGCTATACCAAAATGGGAAGTCTTTATTAGTATTCTTTACTTTTAATTTCGTAACCACTGGAACAACAGGTGTAATTAAAAGGGCTGGTTATTTCAGTAGTTCCCCCAAAAACGGTATCTGGTTAGAACAAAATGGTAGTCAAATATCATGGAATTTAGCATCTACTGTTACTAACACTCAATTAGTAAAACCAGAAAGTCTTTGGATAAATAACTTAACTCTTGACTGGACAAAAGCACAGATTGGAGTGATTGCTTTTGAATATTTAGGGGTGGGTGATGTGATTTGTGGTTTTGTACAAGATAGAAAGTTATTTATCGCTAATATCTTTAGTCATAAAAACGGTCTTGACGTTCCCTATATGGCATCTCCTAACTTATTTCTAAGCTATGAAATGGAGGTAAATCGGGCTACCACTAATCTTGAGACATTCAGAGTTATCTGTGCAACTTGTCTAATAGAAGGGGGGCAAGAAAGAAGTGGATTTCCTTTTGCACTGAGTAGGTTTACTGGTTTTAACCTTGCCGCTAATGTGCCGACTGCTGTTTTTGTCTTTAGGTCTAATGCCCCTAATAGTAGAATTTTGATTACGGATTATGAAGTTGCTTTTGGCACTAATGCTACGATCAGAGTTGAATTAGTACGATTAACAAGTGTGGGGAATTTACCAGCTAGTAGCGGTGTTAGAAATGGTGTTGAGCAATGGATACCCACCACCACTGGAGTTACTTTTACTGGGGAGGCTTTGACTAGCACATTAGCAACACAATTTACGAGAGCTGGTGGTAGCAACTTATTAATAAATCAGTATTTAGAAACTAATTTTGATAATACGGGAGTTTATTATGCAATCGTTATTACCAGTAGCGTTGCAAACATGACATTACAAGCCTGTTTAATTAATTTTGTATTGGAGACTTAAAAATGCCTTATGAAGAGAAACAATTAATAGCTATATCTTTTTTGACTAATTTTGAATTGCAGATTAATGCCGCTAATCTTGATCAGTCAATAGCTATTCTTAATTACACAAAATATAGTCCTAGTTATACACCTTTAGAAACGAGGGAGATTAGAATTACTGGCGGTGAGATTAGGGGAATTGTTCCTAATCTTGACATCATATTAACTAACTTAGCTAATATCTATAATCCTTACGATCCTAATGCTAAAATACCTTTAACTCAAGAATAGCCATAAAAAGAAGAAGTTATCTACAGACCTCCTCAAAAGAAATAAAAAAAAGTAATATTAAATTATTACTTTTTTTTATTTCTTTGTTTTCGTTTAATCTTTTTTCAATAAAACCGTAATTTATAGCCTAAAAGTGTTATTATATATATAGGAATAACAGACAAGCGAACTCTTAGCTTTGATTAAGAATCCGCTTTTAATATCGTCTATACCACTAAACGAAACTTAGAGGATAAATTCATTATGACAGATTTATTGAGAATTGAACAAGTAAACGATCAAAACGTAGTTGATTCAAGATTAATTGCAAATGAGTTGGGGATTAAGCACAAAAATTTAATCGAGACAATTAAAAAACATCAGGTAAGGTTGGAAAGAAAAACAAGCCTTGCGTTTAAAACGGAGACCTTGCAAACGGCAGGAGGTAAACAAGCTATAAATTATTGTTACCTTAACGAAGCTCAGGCAACTTTATTAATGACCATGTCAAGAAACACTGAAAAGGTTTTAGATTGTAAAGAGCGATTAACGAATGCTTTTATAGAAGCAAAAAGAATAATCAAAGAGGTTATTCCACAACAAAGTGAGCATTTACAAGAATTGTCATTAGAGAATGAGAATCTAAAACTTCAGTTAGCGATAAGTAATTCTCATAATAACGGGTTGAGATTACAGAAGAATTTAATTGAAAAATCAGAATCAATTATTACAATGCACGGCGTAGCTACTTATGCTTTAATTACGAATCGTCCTGACGCTGTAGTAGAAGTTGAGACAAAAGTCACTGAAACGGTCGTTTGTAAGAATGGACGTAATGTTAATTTTGAAGGCTGTAGCACCGCAGAAGTGGGGCGTAAATACGGATTTAAAAGTGGTACTCAATTTGCTGAATGGTTAAAAAAAATGAACGCTGAACATTTAATATGTCAAGGTTTAAGAGCAGTCCAATCTCCCTATATCCCTACTGAAAATTTAAAAGAAATAAATAATCTCTGGCAACAAAATAAAGATCGTCAAATTCTTTTAGGAGAATAATTAAAAAAGGCTTCTGAATAACCAGAAGCCTTTTTTAATGAAAAGATATAATAAAAAGAAAAGGCGATCGCCAAATAAAAGAAAATGAATGTAACTGAATTTAAAACAAGATATGTAACCTTCAATGACATTGAAGATGAAATAGTAGAATCCGAATTACTCTTAAACGAATCTCTATTGAATCCTAGATTATGGATAAATGAAATACAACGCACCACCGCACAAGGTTTATTAACCGCACACTTCCTTGAATTAGAGAGAATGGAAAACCTAACTTTAGGTGGTGCATTAAGAGCTATCGAAGAGGGTAACAGCATTGATTTAAAATTACTTGATCGCACTGCCGATTATTATCGCATGACTGTTTATGGTCAGCGATACTTACAACTTAGGAAATCTATTACTGGCACTTCTATTTTTGTTGCTTAATTCCTTTAAACTACTTGTCAAAATACCTTGCCTTTTTATTATATTTTTGGTATAATAAGATATAACAAATTAAAAAAGAAAGGAGTTAGAAAGTATGTCACAAGTAGTGTTTAACAAAAAGAATGTAGCACAATATTTAGGTATAAAAGAAAGTGAAATAAAAAGAATTGCTTATGATTCGACTGATGTTGGGATCATAATTTTAAAAAATGACGAGCTTTCATTGATCACAAAAAAACAAATGAGACGTATCATTATTCAAAACAGAAAAGCAAGAATAGATCAAGTAGAAATCCATTGTTTTGGTAATAATGAATATATTGCACATAATAAAGAGAATGTAAATAGTTATATTCTCACTCCGATGCAAGATCATATTGAATGTGAATGTACTGATTATTTATTCTTAGAAATTGCTTACAAAACCAATAAGGTAGCTTGTAAACACATTTATAAATATCTAAACATTTTAGGAGTTAATAACTTAATTGAATATAGTCAACTATATGATAAACAAGTAGAAAATATAGAAAATATAAATCACTAAAAAGAAAAACCTAGCATTTAGCTAGGTTTTATAGTTAATTCTCTATTGGTTTAAAAGGGACTACTTTTTTTTGTTTTAATTTAGCTAAGGCTTCGTTTCGGATAATAGCCTTATAAGTATCTTCTCTAAATTTCTGTAACGTTGGGTGAATTACAATTTTATCGTTCATTGTTTTCTAAATGTTTTAAATAAAAATTAATAGCCTCAGAGATAAACTCCGAAGATGTCTTGCCAGATGATTTGATTTTAGATACTAACTTTTTTTTGTTTTCATAACGAAAAGAAATCAAGTCAGTATTGTCTTCTTTAAAGAATTTTCTAATATCTTTAACAGTTACTGCATCTTCCATTGATACCCCAGACGCTACTCTTTTATAAACTGTAATTGCTGGAATATTATTTTGTTTTGCCTTCTCCATTAATTCTATCGGAATTATTCTTTTTGCCATAACCTAACCTGACTATTTATTATAATTCAAATTATAACGACACTCAACTTTAAAAGCAAATTTACCTTGTTTTCAATATACTTTTTTCTATATTTTTTAATTAAATATATCTATTTTACTTGTTATTTTCAAAGATTTTTGTTATAATTAAAGTTATAATAACCTTTAAAAATGAGTGAAAAAAATGGTAACAGCAACTAAAATAAACATTGCCGATTATGGTGTTGATACGAGTGAATTTATCGCAAGTAACAAGATTAAACCTTACTTACAATGGTTTAATCCACAAAGTGAGAACTATGGGTTTGCTTTAGATACTAAGTTTGTAGATGTAATAGACTTCAAACCCGATGAAAATTGGAAGTTAGAAGATGTAGATTTACAAGATGAGAATAAACAATCATTTACTGGGAAGATGTGGTTTAGCCGTACACCACGAATGATTTTACTTAATGGTTATGTAAATGCCTTAGTAAGCAATAAATTACAATTGAAATCTGATCCAATGTTGATGAGATTAAACTCAACTAAACGTGAGGTTCTTTATGATAAAAATGTATCTAAACAAGACCGAACAAACCCTTATTATAATCTAGTCATCTTATTGGTAGATAAAGAAAATAATTTATTATCGCCAACTCCTTTAATCTTTAAAACTACTGGGAAAGCGAAAAGTATTTTTAAAGATAAATATAAAGAGTTTATTGATGATAGTTTAAAACAATTTGAAACAGTCACTAGCGTAAAGTTACCTAAACAAGTGCCTACTTGTAAATTCTTATCAAGGTTTATTTTCGCTACTAAATTAGCAAAAGGTACTATCACTGGGGATAACGGGTTATCTTCTAAAGGAACTGTTATTAGTAGCTATGAAACCATCAATCAAGATACTTTTACTAACTTAGTTTTACCTAATGATCACCCAACTTTACTTCATGCCTTATCAATTCTACCTGACCTAAAAAGCTATCTCTATCCTTCAGTTGATGCAAACACAGGCGAGGTTAATTTAACTGCTGAAGATATGGCTGAATTAAGAGAAATTGGTGTTGAATTTTAATTCTTAACCTAATCTAAACTTTTAATACTCTTGTAATACGATAAGTTACAAGAGTATTTTTTTATGGAAATTAAATAATTGTTTCCAATTAACTAAATTTGAATAAAACTATAATTTTATAGTCAAAAGTGTTACAATAAACAAAGACGAGAAAAGCAATCAGTAACGCAAATTACCAATTGCCTATATATCATCTCGTGACCGTCTAATGTAAGTAGAGGCTAATTAATTATGACAGATTTAAGTTTGAATGTGCAATCTTCTGAATCACCTTTTGATGGTTTAAGACGTGTTGATGAACAAGGAAAAGAATATTGGAATGCTCGTGACCTTCAATTCTGTTTAGGTTATGAAAAATGGCAAAACTTTAACAGCTCGATCAAAAAAGCCTCTATTGCTTGTGGTAATGCTGGAAACCCAGTCACACAGCACTTTTTACTAACATCAGTAAAAAGTAAAGGTCGCCCAATGGAAGATTGGACATTGTCACGTTATGCGTGTTATTTAGTAGCTATGAACTCCGATCCAGAAAAACCTGAGATTGCTTTAGCTCAATCCTATTTTGCTATCAAAACTCATGAAGCTGAATTACAACAGCAAAAACCTAAGACTGCTTTAGAATTGGCAAAAGAACAGGTAGTCATACTTGAACGTTTAGAATTACAGCAACAAATAATTGAGGAACAGGAAAAAGACTTATTGCGTCAGGCTGAAGTGATTGATGAATTATTTGATTACTCTTCAATCATACGAATTGCTAAGTTCAATAATATTCACGAAAGTAATTTTACTTGGCGAATGTTAAAAGCTGTTTCTATCAAAATGAATTTAGAAATTAAAAAAGTGCCTGATCCTAATTTTGTAACTAAAAATCTTTATCATCACGATGCTTGGAGGTTTGCTTATCCTGATGCAAAATTACCCGATACCACAACTTTAAGAATTAATTAACCTAACCTAATTTACAAAATAAATAATACTCTTGTAATACAATAAGTTACAAGAGTATTATTTATTTTAGGGAGTCTATATCTTCATAATTGACTAATTTAACCTTAGTAATTATTTTCTTAATGGCTTCTTTTCTTTAATCAAAAAGAAAAAAAGTCATTTTGCGTAAGTAAATTGATTTTTTTCTTTTTGATCTTAATTGATTTAATTATAATTATCTCTATTAAAATCCTACCGATAGGCATCCAATCGTTAGATAGTCTATCGTTAGGCAGTCTATCGATTGAAACTCGTCAATTGATTTACTTATAGGAAAGTAAGTAAGCTATAAGTAAATCTTATAGCTTATTGTACTGATTTAAGAAGGAAGTCTATATCTTCATAATTGACTAATTTAACCTTAGTTATCCTCTTTAAGTATGATTAATCATTTATTTATCTAAACCGACCTATTTTATTAAATAAACATCAATAAAGAGAATAATTAATTATTCCTTTAGTTGCTCTCTTTAATCAAAAAAAAGAAAAAAATCATTTTGCGTAAGTTGATTGATTTTTTTCTTTTTGATCTTAATTGATTTAATTATAATTATGTCTATTAAAATCCTACCGATAGACAACCAATCGTTAGATAGTCTAGCGTTAGGCAGTCTATCGATTGAAACTCGTCAATTGATGAAACTTATCAATCATGTCTTCATTAATAAGTTTTGTTTATCAATCGTCAATTGGCTTTCCTCTATTTATAAATAAATAAGTATAGATATTTATGTATGAGTAGTGACTTTATTGATTAACGAAAACTATAATTATTCCTCAACGTATAAGCTATTGCTATTAATCATCAATTGATGAAACTTATAAATAAATACATTAGTGATAATGTTTACCTATCAATCGTCAATTGGCGATTGTCTATAGAAGACAGATAGATCATAGATAAAATTATATAAATAGAGATATGTAAAAATAGTAAATGTAACATAGAAAATTACATTTAAAATACAAATGATAGATAAAAAAGCATTTGAACTGGTGAAAGAATTTGAGGGATTTAGTGAAAAGGCATATTTATGTCCTGCGGGAGTGCCTACGATAGGTTATGGTTTTACAAGAGTAAATGGTAAAGCTGTTGAGTTGGGGGCGAGAATGGATAAAGTAAAAGCGGAGGGGATGCTTTATTTGGAGTTAGAGAAGATAGCTAAGCAGATAAAAGAATTAGTGATTGTACCTTTAACGCCCCAACAATTAGGGGTATTATGTAGCTTTGCATTTAATGTAGGGATAAATGCTTTTAAGGAATCGACATTAAGGAAAAAATTAAATAAAAAAGATTATCAAAGCGTGGGTACGGAATTATTGAGATGGGATAAAGTAAATGGTAAGCCATTATTAGGGCTTACCAATAGAAGAAAAGCTGAGATTAAATTATTTTATAGTTAATGGTGCAAAATCTTTAGCTAAACTTTTAGCCATACTTTCCTTGTACTTCTCGTGGTAATCTTTGAATATTTCATTACTCAAAGTATTACCACAAACAAAACTGCTTTGATTAGCTAAATAGAATAAAGGACGGGCGAATTGTGGTGCGTAAAGATAACAATTGACTAAACTAGCCTTAGTACAAATATCTGATAATTCGGTGATACTGGCATTTAATCCTTTATTTGACCATGCCAAAACAATACTACCTGTTCCCGCCGCCGATTCTTGAAAACGTCCGATTGTAGGTTTATCATCTCCGCTTATCATCTCAGACATAGCGATACAGATACTCATAGGAGTGGGGAAAAATCCCACTTTTTGATTACGACCTTGACTAAATAAGTCAGGTAGCATAAGCCCAAAATAATCGTAAGGATTCATCAATAAAGGAAATAGATCAAAATATTCATAAAGTTTATTATTCATGTCTTTATCACGGGATGGAGATGCTGGTGATTCAGTAAAATCTTCATGCCCAAAGCCAAATAATAACCAATCTAGTAAAAAGTCAAAAGCATCTATTCCATTAATTGATCGATCGCCACAGATTAAATCAATAATCGAATTTATATAATTATAAGTAGCTTTATCCTCAGAAAAAGAGAGTTTAGGATAATCGTGACAATGAATAGCCTCAGTTACGAACTTATCAGTTAATCCTTTCGTTAGGTATTCATAATAAGCAACAGGTGATAATTGTTGAACCTTTAACCAATATTCCCAACGTTTATTAGTTAACTCATCAATACCAACTAAATAAGGCATTAACCAGCCATGAGTTAATTTATGAGTATGATCTACTTTTCCTAAATTTTTCGTTGCCTTAGGCTTCCAGTCTTTCCAATATTCTACAGCTACTTCATTTTGTTGTTTTTCTGGCTCTATTTCTACTTTATCTATTTGAGTTGGTATTTCTTGATTTATTTTTTCTTCGATCAAAGTGTTATCAGTAAAAAAGTCAAATTGTTTCATATTCTTCTTATTGTTTACAATATATTTATAATACCATAAATAAATAAAATAATTATGTCTAATATTATGATTTGCGTACAATTTGAAGATACAGTTTCTTTACGCTGGGATAAAGAATTAGGGTTAAAACTTAAAGGATTAAGACAAGCTAAAACTATTACCAGAAAGGAATTAGCACTGTTTACTGCTATTAGTTATCCTTTGTTAGAGAAAATTGAAACGGGCTTAGTTGAGACAATTACTAAAGATAAGTTACTTTTGATTATAAATACTTTAAAAATAAACCTTTCAGAGTTATATTCAGTCATTGAAATAAAATTATAATTATTTACTTGACATACATAAAATAATTATGTATGATTTAAGAGTAGAAATAAATAAATATTTTATGTACACGGTTCAAATGTTTAAAGATGGAGTTGATATAATCAAAGAGGATAAAATATTATCTTTGACTTATGAAGATTTAGAGGAGAAAACTTGTAAAGAGTTTTGGCAAAACAAAATATTACCTGAAGTAAAAACAATAGAATATTACCTAAAATAATAAAAATGATCCTAATTACTAGGATCATTTTTATTATGAAATATAGATAAAGAATTAAGAAATAATAGCACCTGACAATTTATTGGTTTCTGATTTATCAAGTGCAAAATTAATAGCATTGATTACAGTATTTCTATTTTGCCCTTTAGTTTCCTGATCAAGCCAAATCTCTAATTGTGATTTGTTGGCAGTCTCGATCGCCTTCTTTGCATCATTTACATTTTTAAAATCAGCAATATTTTTTTCTTTAGTCTCCTCTATTTCTTTTGAAGCTACCACAATGGCACTGGTCTTAATAGCTTCGATAAAACTAGGATGTTGTCTAAATTGATCAACTAGACTTACTTCAAAAATATTTTCCCCTGCTTTTAAAGCTAAAGTTTCAAAAGATTCTGTTCTCAAGACATAACCCCCCTGTCTAGGAGGCGATAATCTTTCTGGATAAAATTCAAGTTTTGTTTTCATATTTAAGTTGTTGCGATAGGATATTTAATAATACTTACTACATCTTTATAGGGGATGATAGTGCTTGTAACATCATAATACATAATAGTAGAAAAATTAAGGTTTCTACGTTCAAAAGGTTGGGTTCTGATGTCATTAATCATTCTAAAAGTAGTATCGGGGGACTTATGGTAGAAAACCATAATTTCAGCATTATCGCCCGTATCAGTTACGCCGTTTAATTCTAATTCAGATTGTCTGAGGGATTCTCTGTTTACAAGAGTAACGCCCATTTGTGACATTAAATTAGTAACCATATCCCAAGCTGTTTCATTATTAGCAGATAAAGAACGCACCGATTGTAACCTAATCATCAATTTTAAAGAGATTAAACAAGTATTAGGTGCAAAACGTTGTCTAGTTTGTTGAACAATGTAATAATAACTTGTCACAAACCAATTATATAACTCTTCGGCAGTGCGAGTAGTCAAATAAGGTTTGAAAGTATCATTAACAGGAGTTAAAGCTGGATCGGTTAATAAACCAGTGATACCATGAGGAGTATTACCATAATAACCTAACTTTTCAGATAAATCATCTAAAGCATAAATACAGCCTTTTAGTTTATACTCATTAACGTTTAAAGGTTTTCTATAAAGAGTATCCTCAAACATAGTATCAAGTTCTTCCTGACTATAAGAATAACCGATCGCCAATCTAGCACGTTTATAAGAGACTTCTTGTCCGAGCATACTAACTTGTTGAATATCATCACTACCACCAGCGATAATACTAGCCATACCTCGTGTATCTACTTCAGTATAAAATACTGATTTAGTACCGTAAGGTAATCCAGCTTGGGTAACAATATCTTGTTCAACTGTCAAAGTAGGTTTTAAAGATTCAAAAACCTTACCTAAATCTTTTTCTAACTGACGTTGAAAAAAGGCGATCGCATTATCATCCAGATTAAGACTGCCATGAATAGATTGTCTATTATCAAGGTAATGTTTTACTAAACCATTGGTATATTGTGCGGTTGTCATTTTATTTTACTCCTATCTTTCAAAATGAATTACAGAAACTTCATTAGTGGTTGTATTGGTTTGTGTCCAATAACAATTAGGTAATGCAATAGTTTCACCAGATACTGCAACATTACGGAAACCATACCCAATCTTTGTTCCTCCTACCCCAGCTAGAACACGCACAAAAACAGGATCACCAATAGTATTAATAGTTTCACTAAATACTACAATGTCACATAAAGTAGCGTAAGGGAACGCTGAATTAATGGGGTAGTCACTACCTTCATAAATATACTCAAGAAAAGAAATCCCCGCTATTTTATCAGTAGTAGCGGTGGGGATTGTAACTACTTGACCAGTGCTAGGTTCAGCAAAGGAATTTGTAGTATCAAATTTTAAAACACAACCGAAAGGGACTGCTTCAGTTGCGTTGACAGCAGAATATCGGTTGCTTAAAGTTAAATTAATTATTTGTCCCGCTAACTTAGGACGCTGTGACTGATAATTATAATTGCTTAATAAACTGGTCATTATTTAGCCTCCCAAGCTGTAGTAATTGATTTCATTCTCGCAGTCAATTCAGGGATACTGTCTTGGCTGTCAAAATTATTTACAGTAACGGTATTATTGATAAGTTGTTTTTGTTCTTCAATAATTCTTTTACTATCGTTTTTATATAATTCACAAGTTTCAAACATTGCATCAATGGCAACATCAGTTTTGCCATCAAGATTAAGGGTTGGGTAAGTTTTGGTGATTACTTCTTTTTTTATTTCAATTGCTGATTTACTAAATAAGCTATCACTATCTACATTTAACATCGTGGTAGCTTTATTTACCAATACGGATAGTTCTTTTGCTTTTTCTGCGATAATTGTTTGAGTATCAATACTGTCACGATTAGTTAATTCAGCTTTTAATACTTCGATTTCAGCATCCACTGCATCTTTCTTTGTTTTGAATTGTTCAAACCAATTTTTCTTAGCATCTTCCATAGCAAGTTCTGCATCACACTTAGCTTTTTCAGCATCACATTTTGCTTTATCTGCATAGAATTTATCCATATCCTTTTTAAATCTAGCAAACCCTTTGCTATCCATTGGATATTCCATTTCTTGTTCCCCTACCGTACAAGCAAAATTTTCATCTTTTTGTAAAGTGAAGTTTTTTACCTGTGTCTCGAGACTTTCATAATCTTTCTTCAAGGCTAATACTAATGAAGATAGATTCTCATCACCATCAATATTAAAATTGTATTTCCCTATGTCTATTCTCATTTTTTTTCTTAATTGCATTAAGTCTAGTGTAACATATTTGAAATAACTAATATTTCAAAGTTATAATAATAAAAAAGATAGGAGAAAATAAAATGGATTATGGAGAATTATTTACATTTAATAGCTTAACTATAGAACAACAATTTCAGTTGGCTTCGGTAAAATCTTTAGTTTCACAGATACCGAGAAAAGATTTAGAAGAGATGTTCTTGAGTAAATTAGAAACATCTCTTCTATGGGAAAATAAAACAAAAGAAATTATTAGAAAAAATATAAAGACAATTCTATAGCTCAGACAAGTTGAGATTAGTTATGGCAGAAAAGGTAAAATTGAGATAATCTTTTTCTTTATCCATCAAGATATTAATTTCTGGAGTGGTCATTTCCTTGTTAACTATCATTTCAAAACAATAATTAACTTGTAACTGGAAATTCATAAAATCGAGGAATAATGATTTATCTAATCCAAAATCATTCATAGGTTTAAGAATGCTATCAAACAATAAATCACATTCGACATAAACATCAAAATAATTTATATCATCGATTTGAAGAATATTGTCTTTGTTTATTATCAAAGAATAAATTTCTTTTGTAACATTCTTCATTTTCTTTAGTAAAGCTACCTCTTTGGTTTTTTCGTTCATTATCAGTATTTTCTGTTGATTTGATTAATTTATATTTTACCTGATAGAGGATAAAAAAAACTTTGTTTTCAATAAACAAAAAAGAGCCTTTTTATTGTAAAATATAAAAAAACAAACTAAGGAAACAAAGATGATACAAAAATCAACAAAAAAAAGATTCGGACCTAACACTTTAGCAGTAGTTAAAACCACTGAACAAACAGTTAAAGACGATATTATTGAGTATATTTCTGATCTTGATAACTATACTACCCAAGAAATAAAAGAGAATATTAAGGCAAATCGATGGTGGTTAGAAACTTTATTGACGATAGGAACTGAAAATGAAATTAAAGAATATATATCTGAAACTTCAATTCCGTACTTTAAAGATCAGGCTATTGAATCTTTAGAAAATAGCTTAAAGGTAAGATTAGACAATATCTGTAACGTTTTAGAATATCAGATATTAGAGCATGATTATCAATTAGATAATACTCTCAGATTATTTAATGAGGAACAGGCGATCGCCATAGGAAGTTATGAGAATTATTTAATCATTGCATCGGAAAAAGACTGTCATGTAATAGATACAACAAAAACAGAGTTAGATAAAATTCATAGATTATTTACTAATGGCAAAGTAAATATATTTTATAAAGCAGAAGAGACTCTGCCAATGATCAAGAAACAAAAAATCTTGATGACTAATAATATTTTTGATGTAACTTCTGCTTATAAATTATTATGGGGTGAATCGATAACAGGAGAGGAAATAGATAAAAAAGTTGAGGAAAAATTAGGGAACTATTCGGATAAGGAAAAGTCCATTAAGAAAACTCAGTATTTATTGAAAGTAAGGTTAGAGTTAAGACAACAGATAATTGATAAAAAATTAATAAAAGAAGCTAAGGAGTTATTTGAGAAAATAGCTGCCCCCTTTACTATTGATCCTAGTAGCCTAACTCTAATCAAACAATTAGATAAGGAAGTGCGTTGTGAACAGATGCCTCGTTTGAAATATAACGAGAAAAAAGAAATCTACGAATATAAGGGTAAACTAACTGATAAGTTCATAAGTTTTAAAGATGAATATGAGATCGTCCATGTCGAAAAACCAATCCCTGTGTTATCATCGTAATAGTTTATATTACATGATTGATGACTACATTAGAATTAGAGCCTGATTATGGACTGAGTGTGACCTATGATTACCAAAAAAATACTGCATTAGAAACGACAAGTGGTGTTGATTATGTTAACGCACAATGGATATATCCTTTAGGGGTATATTCATTTTCTAATGCAGTATTACCTCAACATATATATGAATATGTAAGAGATTTCTTTACTGCGATAAAAGGGAGTGAAGGACAGTTTCTCTTTTATGACCCTATCGATTATTCAGCAACAGCAAATCCCTTTTATACGGGTTTTGGAGTATCAGGGGCATTGGTTTATACTCAAGGGATTGTTTATGAATCAGGTGGTGAGTTTCAGTTTGGAAAGAAATATAATATAGGTACATTTAGTATTGTTCGCCCAATTAATTACCCAGATTTAGCGACAATTCAAGTTTTCAATGGAGCGAGTAATGTAACAAGCTCTTTAACTTTTGGAAGCAATGGGAAGATAACAAATGGAGCAAATACTAATTTGACATGGACGGGTAAATTTAGTATTTTATGTAGATTTGAAAACGATGTATTACCGATTGGAATAGCTACATATTATGAAGAGATAAATCAGCAGTTATATTCGATACCAGACTTGAGAATGATAGAGGTAAAAGTAGAATCATTAAAAGCCCAATCAAATCTGACGCAAACGTATAATCATTATTTATCAATCCCATTAGAATTACAAACTCAAATACCAGTAGTAACAAAAACAGATATTGTGCTGTCGGAGTCTGGCTTTGAATCAAGACAAAGTTTAAATTCAGTTAGAAGGAAATTTGAAATACCTGAATTATCAGTTCATAAAGAAACAACAGAATATATTTTAACATTAGTAAGAATAGGGTTAGGCACGTGGTCTAATTTTCAAATACAAGACCCTGAAGCAGGATTCGATTCTATATTTAGGTTTGCAGAAGTCCCTACTTTTCAGACATTAGTTTACGATAATGATGGGGAAGTACAAATGTCAAAAATAAATAATCTGAAATTTATCGAAGAAAATAATTTTTTGAAATCGACTTTATGTAGATGTTGGATTATTACTCGTACGGATAATTTTAAACTAGGATTTACTAATCACGATCGACAGGTAATAATAAGTGGGGTAAATTGTACACCGATTATCCCTTTTGAATCAAGTACAACGACCAAAACAGCAGAATTAAATGTAGATAATATAGAGAGCAAAAGTATTACTAATGATTTTTATGTAGATGAAGTTGATATAAGAAAAGGGTTATATGATGATGCCACCATAGAAATGGTATTATTTGATTGGTTAAGCAATACTGTGACAAGTCAATTATTTAATGGTTATTTTGGAGATTATACTTTAAATTATTTACCTGACGGTGGTCGTACTTATCAGTTTCAAACTATCGGAGCTACTGAGAAATTAAATAATTCTATTTCCTTAAAAACGACTTCTAGTTGTCGTCATAAATTCTTAAGTCAAGGGGGTGAAGGGAAGGCTTGTAATAGAGTTATTGATAATAACGTAAGGGCAGTTACTTCTGTTACTGGAGTAGTAAGTCCTAATGTTATCCAAATAGGATTTGGTGCGGATAATTGGACAGGTTATTTATATGGAGTATTTACATTTGGGACTGGTGCTTATACTCAGAAAAGTTTTTACATAGAGAATGCTTTAGGATTAAATATAACAATAGGAGAAGACTTGCCTTACCCCCCCGTGATAGGGGACGAGGTTATTTTAACTAAACACTGTGACGGAAGTGTTGCCGCTTGTTCTGTGTATGACAATTTAGTTAATTATGGTGGGTTTCCTAAATTACCAGGTACTGATGTTGTTACAAGTAATCCTAATACTGGATTTTAATAAGAAATCATCATAAAAAATACTGTATAAAAAATATGTTAGATCAAATAAAATTTATAGAAATAGCGAGAAGTTGGTTAGGCACAAAATGGCAACATGATCAACAAATCAAAGGTATAGGAGTTGATTGCGTGAACTTCTTAATGGGAGTGGCGATCGAATACGGTTGTAATTTACCCCCTATTCCTAAAAATTATGATCGAATGTCTCGCAATAATGAAATTATAAATTATATAAAAACAAATTTCGATTTAATAGAAACTGAATTAATGGACGCTACAGATATAGCTGTATTTAAAGTATCAGGTTATTCTACACACGTAGGCATAATTACAAAACCTTATAGACTTATTCATGCAGATAATAAAGTAGGGAAAGTAATCGAGCATACTCTTGATGGGGTATGGTTACGTAAACTTGATAGTATCTGGAGGTTTAGATAATGGGGTTAGAATCTTTAATCGGGTTGGGAATATCTTTGGCAGTAAGTGCAGTGTCAACTTTATTTCAAACTCCACAAAAAATAAAAAAACCAGAAACAAGTTTAAGAGTACCTCGTTCAGAGTACGATTCTCCACTCCCTAAGATATATGGTAAAGGGCGAGTAGAAGGTAATAAATTCTGGCCAGCTTATGTTGAACAGATGTATCGTATTGAAACTGAAACAACATCTCAAGGAGGAAAAGGAGGCGGAGGCGGAGGAAAAGGAGGACAACAAACAGAAACTGATAAGGTTTTCGGTACTTGGGCTGTGGTATTTTGTGCAGGAGAAGCTGTACTTCATAAAATAATCATTAATGGACAAGAATTTGAAACAAGCCATCCATTTTTTCAACAATATTGTACCTTTTTCGATGGAAGGCAAACTACGCCGTGGTCGGCAATGGAATTATTAGAAACGGCAGGAGAAGCTGAAATTGCTTATAAAGGAGTTGTCTATATTGGTTTTAGAGATGTACCGTTAGAAATTTACGGAAATCAAATCCCTACTCAGATTGGTGCTATCTTATCTGATAGAGAATTAGGACTGTATCCTGATGTTTCTGTAGTGGTAAAAGATATTTGCCAGAAAGCAGGGCTTCCTTTGGATAAAATAGATGTTTCAGACATAGTAGCTAAATTTAATTTACATGAGGGATTATTGGTCACTCAAAATGGAGAATCATCTCGTAAGACGTTAGAGGAGTTAATGCAATTTTACCTTTTTACTGCTGTTGAAAAAGCAAACGGAGTTATAGCTTTTAAATCTTATGATAGAGGTTTGTTCACTCCTGAGACGTTTCCCCCTGAACATTATCTCCCTATCAGTGAAAATACAATTTTTGAAGTTGTACGGACTTCAAAAACTCAACTCCCAAATAAAATTTCTGTTAGATTTTATAATTACAATCAAAAATATGATGCCGACACAATAATAGAATATTTTGAGGACTTTTCACAAGAGAATGATTTTAGAGTAGAAACTAATATTTTCACTGATGCCTATCAAGCCAGACAACAAGCAAGGAAAATATTAAAATTTGTAACAGCAAGGCAACGTTATACTTATAAATTTAAGTTACCCGCAATCTATTATTCTTATATTGAATTACTAGACTGTTATCAATTACCTAATGGAGAAATCGTCCAATTAGATAAAATCACTTTAAACCCTGACTATACTATTGAGGTATCAGCCAGAAGATATACGGGAGTAAATGACTTTATCTATGATCCTCCTAACCCCCCAGCCCAAAATTCTATCCCATCGTTAATTGATCCTTTACAAAATGGTATCCCTGATGTCTACTTTCTTGATATACCCGTTATTAATCCTAATAATCCACCTAATACTCTTTATATCATCGCATCCGCACCCAATACTGTCAACATTAGCTTTGACGGAGGAAATAGTTATGTCGCCTCTGTTAATCATACTGCAACCTCGACTATCGGTGAGTGCGAAACAGCTTTACCTAGTGCTAATGGTTTAGATATAATCAATACTCTCAATGTACAATTATTTACTGGTAGTTTATCATCTATTAGTCAAACGCAATTTGATACGGGTTCTAATCTAGCTTTAATTGCTAGACAAAATAACGGTATATGGGAAGGTGAACTTATCCGTTTCAAAACCGTTTTACCTTTGGGTAGCGATCGCTATACAATTAGTTATCTACAAAGAGGTGATTTTAATACCAACAATTTTAGTAATAACAATAATATTGGTGATAAATTCTTTTTACTTAAAGGTGATAGTGCTTATTATTCTTTTTATGCTAATACTACTAATGTAGGGCAACCTATAACTTATCAACCTATTATAGCCCCTTGGCAAGATTTAAATACAACTCCAGCTATCACTGTTACAACAGTAGGAAATAGTTATAGTCCCCCCACTGTTAGTAATATTCAAAGTTTTATTGATGAACAAGGAAATATTAAGATCACTTGGGATTATAATAGTTCGACTTCTGTTTTTAATAATACACAAGAAAATATAACTTTTGAAATAGATATAGAACCTTCAGTTAGAACCATCGCAAGTATAAACAAACAAATTATTTATTTGGGCAGTTTACGCAATACGGATGGAATTACGCTTCCTTTTAATATCAATATATATGGTGTTAGTTCCTTAGTTGGTAGAGGGTCAGCCAGTTTTTATACTGTAGCTAACCCTATTCTTTCAACTTCAACTACTTTTTTTGATAATGCCAATAGTGCTTTTAGTCAGATAGTATCGGTAAATAGTAATTTATTCCAACTTAATAGTAATGTCATTTATGAAGTATCAACTTTTTCTGGACCACTTACTTTATTAATGCCTACCAATCCCGAGTTAGGAGATCGTGTTTATGTTTTAGATGGTCCTGGTTTTTTCTCTACTAATCCTTGTACTTTAGATGGGGGTATATTTGATTTAGAAGGGTCTGGAGTTTTTATTTTAAGTCAATTTGATGAGCATATCGAGTTTGTATTTGATGGGAATCAATGGATATATTTAAATAGATTTTTCTTACCAAAAGCTATAGAAACAGTTACAGATGGGATTACTACAGTTCAAAAAGCAACTCAATTGACTTTTGTTGGTGCAACTATTACTGATAGTGGAGGAGGTATCGTTACTGCAACTATTGATCTGGAGTGGGGATTAATAACAGGCACTCTTAGTGATCAACTCGATTTACAAACAGCTTTAGACGCTTTACAACCTCTTTTAATTAGCCAAACTAACATCAAGAGTATCAATAATGTTTCTTTACTTGGCTCTGGTAACATGATTATTGATGCTTCCACTATTCCCAATTTTAATGAAAGTGTTGACGATAGAGTAGGTTCTTTATTGGTAGCAGGTACTAGAATAACTTTAAACTATAACGATACAGCCTCTACATTAACGATAAATGCAGATAATACTTCTTGGGGAAGTATTATTGGTACTCTCAGTAATCAAATTGATCTACAAAATGCCCTCAATGCTAAACAAGCTACTCTTGTCAATCAATCTAATATTAAAAGTATTAATGGTAATAGTTTACTCGGTTCTGGTGACTTAGTCATCAACTCCGCAATAAGTATAAGAGTAATCTCTAGTAATACAACTTTAGCTGAAACAGATTATAATAAATTTATACGGGCTAGTGGTACAATCACTATCACATTACCTAATGGCTTGTCAACTGGTTTTACTTGCACTATTCAAAATGCGGGTACAAATACTATCACTTTTATTGCGTCAGGTACTTTAGATTCTGGAGGTAGTACATTAGTAGCTAAATATGATACAGCCCAAGTAATACATTTAGGATCGAATTTATGGACAATAGTAGGAGCTTTAACTTAATATGGCATATTATACAGACGGGAATGGGAATTATTATTGTGGTCAATTCTCTTCTCAAATCAATTATAGTTATAATACATCTGATCTGAATACTAATAATTTAGCTGGTACTCTAAGAACTGATTTAACGACTATTTTCGGTTTGTTAAATTATAGGTTCTTTAATTTTGCTGGTACTTGGACTGATGGGATTGCACTAGCTTCAACTAATCTTATCAGTTGGAAAACGGCTAATGATCCGATTACTTCTTTAGTTAAGAGAAGTACTATAAATTCTCACCCTAATAATTCAACAAATAGTCATTTTAATGATGCGGGGGGAACCGCCCTTCTAAATAATAATGCTGGAGCTTTAGGGTATCAGAGTTACATAGTCAATCAATACGGAATAACTTTAATCTCACATACTGTTAGCAGCTTTACTACTGCTGATTATAGATTATGTTGTCTTACCGAATTGATAGATGTTAACGACACTATCCCTACAAATAGTAGTATTCCTTACTATAGTTCATTTTATAAAAATAGCTTGTTACTATTACAGAAAACATCTATCACAACAACAAGTGGGCTACATTATGTAGAGCAGACGAATACATCCAATAAACCAATTTTGCTCACTGCTGATGCTGTTTATGGGATCACCTGTAATGATGGACAAACGGCTGGGAGTGATTTATGGATGACTAAATTACACGTATTTGATAACACTCTTAGAAGTGATGGGGTAAACAGTAAATATTCTAGGATTGGGACAGTCCCAAATATAGCGATCGGTATAGGTACAAGTTGGGTAATCGGACGGATTTATAGTCCAGCAGTTAGTTTATTTCCAGGTAATAATAAATGGTTATGTGTAGGAAATTGGAATGGTTTAAGTAATCGTTTTATTTTAGTCAATGTATGGAGTTTAGCATAAATGCCTAATTTTCTAATAGGGGTATTAGCTCAAAATACAGACGGAGGAGACGGTAGTAGTGCCTGTGATATTTCTACCATTCTCATGGATGAGATATATTTCAGCCCATTGGCTGTGATTTCAGTAAATGCTTGTAATATAAATACAAGCATTATGAATGAGATATATTTCAGCCCACTGTCCGTTATTTCAGTAAATGCTTGTCCTGTTGATACAAGTACAATGGATATTATTTATAATATTTGATCTTGTGTATTCTCAAACTCATAAGATAAAATATCAATAATATCTTTAGCTTTAAATTTAGGATAAGCCCAAGCTAAATATTTCGCATATTTACTTTTATTCTCTTGAGTATTTTCTTTAAAAATAGCATGATGATACCATTCTTTTTTAGGGAAGTAATTATATTTTCGATAAAATAGTCTTTTAGCTAAAATAGGATTTAGCTCAATAGGATTAAATAAATTATCTTCTCTTTTTTGTTTTGTTAGATAGTGGTCTTCTAATAAAAGATAAATAGCTCGTATTTTTTGATGTAAGAATTTGATTTGTTGCTTTTCTACTTTAGATAAAATTAATTTAAACTCGCTAGGAGGTACTATGTTAGTTTTATCTGTTTCTGGAAAAAACCAACCACAATGAGGACATTCTTTATATTTTATATGTACGATCGCCCCACAATTTTCACATTGTTTCGTCATAGCTTCCCCTTTATATATTTTTTCATCGTGGGGGCATAACTGTAAGGGGTATCTACTATTTTCTGTACCAATATCAAGAGGTGTTTCATATTTGAAACGTTTGTAATGATCACCGAAATCGAAAAGGATCGCTTTGGTTTTACCCTCAGATAATCTTAACACTCGCCCTGTCATCTGAATAAATTTGGCAACTACTCTGGTTATAGTAGCAATTAAAGCTACCTCCACTGAAGGTTCGTCAAACCCTTCGCTTAGACAATTTACACTTACTATTCCTAAAATAGTGCCGTCTTTTAATTTCTGTTGAATTATATTTCTTTCTTTTTGTGGTGTGTCGCCTACCCATAAACTACAAGGGATATTCTCCTCTTGAAATCTTAATAACAAATGATAAGCCTGAACTACACTTGAACAAAAAGCAATAAACTTTTTCCCTTTAACCTTTTCCAAATATCTTTTTACTACATCATTGTTCAAATTATTATTGCAGTAAATCCCCACTGATTTTGCGGTAAATTCTCCGTCAACTGTCTTCAGTTTTGAATCATCTATACTACCATAACCATACATAGTCAAAGGTGTTAAATAACCCTTCTGGATTAATTCTATCATTGTAGGTGCTTTGACTATTTCTTGAAATAACCAACAAAATCCTTCTTTTCTTTTCCCACGATAAGGGGTGGCAGTTAATCCCAAAAAATGCGTTTTGGCTAAAGCTGTAATGGGTTGGTATTTTTTTTGTATTGTTTTAGTAATATCGAATCCTATAGTCATGTGAATTTCATCAAAAACTACTAAATCCACATGAATAGGTAATTTAGCCTCTTTTATACTTTGTACTGTACCGACTATTATTTGAGCATTCTGGCTTATAACAGTGTTAGCACCTTGATAAATAGTAATTGGTATATTATACCCTAGTAAAGCATCCAGAGTGTTTAAAGTTTGTTTTATGAGGGGTATTCGATGCACTAAAAATAATACAGTTTTCCCTTTGTGTAAATAATCAGCAATTATATTAGCACTCATTAAAGTCTTACCAGCTCCAGTAGGTGCAAATAATAAAATACTTTTATAACCTAAATCAATCTTGTCAAAGTAATCATTGATCACTTTTGTCTGATAATCTCTTAATTCCTTTTTTCTCGTTAGTGTAATTGACTGTTGCATCTTTTAATTCAGTAATTATAATTTTTGTATTATTGGTAATCTCAACTAAATCTTTTAAATCTTCTTTACGGTGATAATCTATTAATATCGACTTTTTATTGATTTGTTGTGGCATCTTATATTTATCAGGAAAATCATTAACTTCTTTCAAAAATTTTGTAATTTTATTTGGTAGTCTTTTTAAAACAAAACCATATTTATCAAACAAAAGTTTCTTTAGATTATTTGCCTCCAAGTATTCAATTAATGTTGTTTGATTCCAATTCATTTGACCTTCTATTTTTTTTCTTTCAGATTCTAAGTTTCTTTTCTCAATCTCAATCTCTTTTAATCGTTGTCTTTGTGAAATAATTTTCTCAATAATTATTTTGATTTCGTTTTCTGTAACCATAATTCCCTCTTTTCTTTTTTTTGTTTAACGATTATTTGCATTTCTGCTATTGATAGTCTTTGTTTTATTTGCACTACTTTGGTTGTCGGCACTAAGGGTTTCAATAATAATCTTGATAATTCCTTTTCTAAGTATTTTGTATCCCCTTCTAATATCTCACTAGCTAATCTGATATATTTTTGTTTTTCCCCCACAAAGTTAAATTTAGATATTAATTTCGTTATTAGAAGATAAGGATTAACCTCTGTCTTTTTGTAATATTCAAACAACCATTGAACCCAATCAATAGGAATTAAAGAACTAAAATCTTTGACTTCATTCTCTAGGAAATAATCAGCTATATCTTTTTCCCCTAACATCAAAATCTTAGGGTGGAATATACCTGCAAAAATCTCTTTCTCTACCGATTCTATCAATCTATAAATCGCTTTCTGCCCTGCTCTATCCGTATCTAAACAGAATATTATATTGTTAGTCAATTTGAGTAATTCAACTAATTGCTGTTTGCTTATAGTTGAACCTAAACAAGCAACGGCTGGAATATTATTTTGCCATGCCATAAATACATCAAAACAACCTTCTACTATATATACTTTATCTTGTTGTTTAATCAAAGGTATAGCTTCTGATAACCCAAATAAAGTGTCTTTTTTCTGCCATAAATAACTATTCGGTGAGTGAATATATTTGGGTTCTTGATCTGTTAATGTCCTTGCATTAATAGCTATTGTTAACCCATTTTTATTTCGTATAGGGATAATTAATCTATCTTGATAAATAAAGTTTTCCCCCCTCAAAATACCTAATTCTCTAGCTATTTCTTTGTCATCAATCTTTATTGAACTACCATAACCTAACCCAAAAGTTTTAATTGTGTCATCATTGATTCTTCGTTTATTCAAATACTCTTTGACTTTTGAATTTAATTGAGACTGAAATTGTTTATTTACATCACCAAGTAATTTATATGCAACCTCTTGTTTCGATGCGAACTCTTTTTGTTTTTCAGTCTGATCTTTATCTAAAGTAACTCCGTATTTTTCTGCTAATTGAGTAATCGTTTCCAAAAAGTCTAAGTTATTTAATTTTTGGTAATACGCAATTGCATCACCACCTTCTTGGCATCCAAAACAATGAAATACATTTTTTTCAGGATCGACTGAAAAACTGGGCGTATTCTCTTGATGAAATGGACATAGCCCTACATGATTTTGCCCATTTCTCTTTGTGATAATATTCTCATTTACTAAGTCTAGTAATGAGATTTTTCCTTTTAATTCATCTAAATTGTTTATCATAATACTTTACCCCTTCAGTTGCCTAAAGGGGTTTTTAATTGTTAATAATCGTCTAAATAGTAATCTTCTAAAGTTATTTCACCTTTCATTAAGGATAAAAAAGCTTCTGTATTAAAAGCATGGTATAAATCTTCATTTTCAAGAATCTCTAGTAATGTATCAGGTACGTCTTCTTTTTTGATCACGCCTTCCTCAAAACCTATCTCGCTCATTTCTGATGTCTCTAATCCTTTTATTTCTAATATGTCCTCATAGGATTCATAACCATGATCGTCCGCATAAGTCAAAATACTATAAACCGATAATTGTAAATACGGTTTATCATAAACCTCCACGAAATTGACTTCTTTTGTATTTCTCGATAATTCGGTGATTAATTCTACAGTTCTCATTTTATTAAGCTCCTAATATTAGTTCGTTAAATAATGCTCTAAACTCGCTATAGTCAATCTGGACAGCGTTTTTCTTTTCCTCGTCTTGATAAATTATTAATGTAGTTTTATTTAATTTCGTACTACTTACTGATGTAATCGTATTTACACCATATAGAGAGTTAACCGTATCTTTTATGTCTACTCTATTTTGCTCTGTTAAATTGTCAAAATTCATAAACTACACCTCCTCTCCTATGTTTTTTAATTCCATCTCTATTTTTTCTTTTCTATTCCGTGTCGGATAAATAATTAGGCGATCGCCAATCTTCTCAGTAGCAAAAACAGAGCTAATCTTAAAAAAGCCAAAATAACTGTTAACTATATCGATAATTTTATTTTCCTCGTTTTCATTAACAATTTTTAATCTTAAAGGTTGTTTTTTATATATTTTGTATTCATGTAAATTTACACGAACAAAATACCCTATTCCATTTTCTGTATAGCAAAATTTAATGAAAACAGCTTTATCTTCAATTACTTCATTTACTAAATGTGTCCATGATTCAGGGTAAACATAAAAACCAGTTATGAACCAGATAACCTTAGAAACTTCTTTTTTCTTTCTGATAATCATCATGGTTTTTGAGATACGATGATTAGTTCTGGGAGTATAAAAAAATCTCTTTAATTCGATCAAAGCTGAATCTACTATTCTGATCGCCTCATCTAGCTTATAGTTTACTGTCGATGCACCTCTTTTAAAATCTCCAATTAAAGACAATGCTGTTACTAGACTAAAATCTAATTTTTCTTTAGCCAATATCTTACACTCTTCAATATTTAACCCTTCTGTAATCTTGTCAATCAACACCTGATACGCAGTCGTCATAAAATTTCTATCTTTTTTATACTTCTGTAATACAGGATACTTCTCAATTACTTCCGTTTTGGTTAGCCCTATTATTCTCATCGTTTTATCCTCTTTTTATTTTATTTAGTTGCCAAACTAACAAAACTTAGATAAAATATAAACCTAAGTGATTCTTTGTTATAAAAGTTCATTTTTCTAACTTTTGTTAGTTTGTTTATAAAACCGTCTTAGGTCTACTTAAGACGGTTTTATTGGTAATAATTAATCTTTTAAAAAGATTAATTTATCGTTGACACTCCCTTTTAATATCAATAACTCAGCATTTTTTACTGCCTTGTTTTCTGTCTCTAAAAATACTTTATTTATTAAAATATCTTTTTGACTATACAATTCAGCTATTTTCTGCTCACTCTTGTCGATAACATTTATCTGTTGATTTATTTGCTTAACTGTCTCCGCAATATCTGTTAAGTTACTTTCCTCTACTCGAATTAATTCAAATTGCTTAAGACTTTCTAAACAATAAATAACTCCATCTGATTCAATGTATTCATTTATTTGTTTTTCTTTTCTCAATTCTTTAATTATTTTTTTTAGTTCAGTAGCTTCTTTTTCTATTGCTTCAAATTCAGTCAATACTTTCAACACTCTCGTTATCTCAGCTTTATCTAATGTCTCATTTTCTAAAGCTGTTTTTAGTTCAGTCATCAATTCTAATGTAAGCATCTCGCTTTCTAAAAAATAATTTCTATATAATTGTCTAGGTGCTTTTTAGAATTGATCTTTCAACTCATTAATTATAATACTGCACTTAGAGTGCAAAAGTCAAGTAAAAAAAAAGAATTAATTTAGAAAATCTTTTATATCCATTTTTAAAAGATCAATTAAAGCTAATAAGATGTCACTCCTAACACTTTTAGCGATACCCTTTTCTACGTTTCTTATATAACTCTCACCACAATCATTAACAAAGTATTCTCTTTTTATTCTTTTCGATACTTCTAACCTTGATAGTTTTTTCTCTAGTCTTCTATTCTCTATTTTCGATCCTTGTAATTCACTCCAGCGAAAAGAATTCGCTAACTCAAGTGGTATCATAAAACGATCTTCATTGTCTGTCTCTTTCTTAGGCACAGTAGCTATCCCCATTTTATCTATTCTCATGATCATTATTATCTTATTCTTACCATATTTTTTAAGGAAACTACGAAATATAATCAATTATTATAGATATGTCTCTATACAATAAAAAATCTCTATAATACTTTATAGAGATTTTTTATTTATCTAATCAATTTTAGTTAAGCAAAGAATTGTTGAATAGTGTTTTTTCTAACGCTTCCCAGACGCAGGAAGCGTAATCATCAACATTATCCACAACGGTCTCAAGATTTTCTTTAGCTACCTCGATCACATTTTTAAAGTTTTCCCATTTTGAATAACCTAACAAAGGCATTAAGTCACGGGCTGACCAATATTCATTACCGTGTTCATCAATGCGTCTTAATCCATCGAATGGGGAAACCGTACCTTGCAAACTCAAATTAAAATCTGTCATAATCTTATTAGCCTCTAGTAGTTTAGTGGTCACGAGATGATATATAAGCAATTGGTAATTTACGTTACTGATTGCTTTTCTCGTCTTTGTTAATTGTAACACTTTTAACTATAAAATTACAGTTTTACTGAAAACTAATTACACGGAAATAAGTCTTTTTGATTATTCGCTTCATGCCATTTTTTAATCCTATTCTCCCCAACTTCAAAATATTCTTTATCTTTTTCAATACAAATATATTTACGGTTTAACTCAAGATTAATAGCCAATATAATATATGAAAGTAGGATATTGTAGAGTAAGCAACAAAGAACAAGCCATTGATCAAAATGCGTTGAAACAACAAATTGCCCGAATTGAAAGCCAAAATATACAACGGC